CCACCCTTGAAAGGGTTTGGGGAAAAATCGAGATCCTGGCAGCTCCAGCTACCCAACCCTATAAGTTTTTCTTTGATCCAACCGTCATCTTCAAACTGGAAGGCGTCGTAGGCGTAGACCGCGCACTTCTGCATGTGGATACGGTGCCTTCCATCAGACAATGGTTCCACATACCCACCGGCAAGAGCCCGCAGGGTAAATCCCGCCATACACGCATCCAAGCCGTCGACGGCTAGGCTCATATCGACTGGATATTCCTGATGGTAAAACTCACCCCATCCTGGCCAGTCAATCTGGGTGAAATCGAATTTCTCTATCTGGCTGGTGATATACCCGTGCCTCCTGAGAATTTCCCCGAGGCTCACAAATGCGGCGGCGTTTGAGACGTCTTTGGGGCTGTTGACCTTAGGCCCGTTATTGACAGTCAGGCTTTGATACGAAGTCTTTGCCCTTTCGAACTGCATCAGCCAGTTCCAATCTATCCACATCGGCGTGCTGCCTGAAGGACCAATCTGCTTCTTATGCCCTATCCAGCGCTCAAACATGCTTTTGAGATAAAGCCACCCCTGGCGGTCCTTTTCAGAGTCCTGCCTTTCCGCCATGGCTTCAGCTATATCTGGCAGACAGAGGATTGTTTTTTCTGCATCAGAAAGTTCTTCCCCTATGCTTTTCCTGATGCAGAACACCGCATTGGAGAACATCTGCTCCCATGAAGATAGCTCGACGTCCGTGTTTTTATATTTTTTATCTGCCTGCTGTTTTTCTACGCCTCCCCTGCCTGTCACCTCCACGCTCTTCGCTACCAGCACCCTGTCTTCCCTGCTTCTGCATTTGGAGAGTTCGAGGGAGGTAGTGTAGCCGCTGGAGGAAAATTTATGCGTGGCTTTCTTTATGAGGAAGTTCCCCGCAAAAATTCCGAAGCCAGTCAGGGAAATGACCTGACCAGCATAAAGCTTCGGGCAGCCCAGCATATCTATCGAGCAGGTATTTTCCTTCCCGTTCTTCTCCTGAAGCTTCGCACTGGCCTTTCTGACTGCATCCGCAGGGCTCTCGGTCCTGCCATCAAGAGTAATGCTTTTATCGGCGTCATCAGACTCTTCCCCAGAGCGTTCTGCTTCCACTATGGCCGTGTGCGTTCTGCCCTTCTTCGGGTCCGTGTAAACGGACTTCGCCTTTGTGTAGCCCGTATCAGCGCTCGAAGTTTTGAAACTCCAGCTTGTGGGGGAATACATGCTTCCCTTCATGGGAACAGTCAGCACCGCAGCCTGCTTTTCGGCTTTGCGGGCATCACGGATGACGAGCTTCCCGTCATGCACCTTGCAGTGGAAACCGTTTTCCCTACACTGCCTGTTCAGAAAGCCGAGATCACTGTCGCTGCGCTGGTCCTTCCGTTCAAAACTGCAGGGGTCGCCGTCGTACTGAAGCTCAAGATTATGCTCCTGCGCAATCTGGCCGGCAACAGCCCGGAAGGAAGAGTTCTGCCAGGCACGGCTCTTCCGGCTATCCCGGAGGCCTGTCGTCATGGCCGAAGTCAGAGCCTTGATACGGACCTGCGTGGGTGGTCCGGAGTACTCTACCTCATCAATAGTGAACTCTCCGCATAAAAGCTTCAGGTCCTTCCCCGGCTCTTCCCAGTTTTGACAGACAGCCGAGCATTTCACTTTCGTTCCCTTAGAGGGCCGCCAGTCACTGCACCAATGACCGTCACGGTCGTGTAACGTAAACTGCAGGTCGTCCGCTTCGCCGTCGGCGCTGTCCGTGTATGTCAGCTCTTTCAGGTACGGGGCTGTGTAGTCTGTGGCATCATGCCCGCCAATCCAGAGTTTGATTTCAAACCGTCTTGCCTTTTCTTCAGTCATTGCTCACCCACCCCGGAAGGACTTCGGCAGAAACAGGAGCTTCCACATCAGGGACGGTCAGCTCAACGCCAGCAGGGAAGAACACGACATCGGCATATCCTGGATTGGCGTCGATAAGCCCGCGGGCCATACTTTCCCTGCCCCAGATACGGTAGGCCGCTGCGTCAAACGTGTCCTCCTGAATGGTCCTGTAAAGGTTAGTTCCCAGCGGCATACATCTTCCTCACCTGGTCATTGACAATATTGGAAATCATATTCTGAAGGTCGTTTTGATGGGCCTTCACCACATTCATCACACCATTGGCGAAGTCTGCGGCAGGCATCCCGTTGATGGTGAACTGGAAGGTGGCCGCATTATTCATGACAGGAGCCTGTGCAGGCGCGGCTTTGGAATCCGGTGCGGCAGAAGGTGCGCTTTGAGGCGCAGGGAGAGAAGCCGGTTCTTTCGCAGATGACGGCTGCGGGGCGAGAGCCTTTGGCTGAGCCCTGAGCCCTGCAGGCCTGGGCGGCCCGTACATATCCGGCGTAGGGTGAGTCCTCGCATACTCTTCCTGAATACGGTTGAACTCTCCGGCTGAAGTCCCGGCCGTTTTTGAAGCCGCAGCCTGCTTCCTGGCTTCTATTTCGGCTGCTGCCTGGCGCCATTTGGCGTCTTCGGAATCAGAAACTTTCTCTTCGGGGCCGGAAACGATGTCGCTGATTCCCTTCATGGCTTTCGTGAAATGGCCAGATACCCATTCGCGAATTCCCTTCACAGAATCGGAATTCCAGGCTTTGGATGCGCCCTCCGAGAACTCGTCCCACATTGAGCCAAAACTTTGCCCAATCTCTTTGATATCCGCGAGCATTCCGTCCATGACAGTTCTCGCAGTCTCAGAATTGTTGTAGAGGGCGACAAGGCCGCCGGCCACAAGGGCAAGGCCTGCAGTGACCGGGTTAAAAGCGGCCGGTCCAAAACTCAGCAATCCTCTGAGCCCTCCAGTCAGCGCAGTAGAACCGGCCGCTGCTGTTGCCGCGGATCTGCCTATGGACGGCAGAAGCATACTTAGTGCAGAAAGCCCAGGCTTCACAGCCCAAAACGCCATCTGGGATGCCAGAACGGCAGTTTTAAGACCTATGAACCCCGCAGCCGCCATGGCGAGTCCCTGCACAAGCTGGGGGTGCTGCTTGACAAAATCACCGACGGCCCGGACGGCACCGGTCAGCCCCTGCACAATCTCACGGAGAGCCGGGGCAACTGTGTCGTACAGCGAAATGGCGACTTCCTCATACGCCGAATTCAGCCCCTTGAGGTCGCCAGACAGGTTGTTGGTTTGTTCAGTGGCGACTTTAGCCGCATAGCCCTGCTCATAGAGACTGGCGGACATGGACTGAATCGAGCCATCTGCTGCGGCCTTCATCAGAATGAGGCCTTTGGCGAAATGCTCTTGGCCGAACAGGGCTTTGGCCATAGCGATTCGCTGCGCCTCTCCCATGTTCCGCATTTTTGCTTCCATTTCTTTCAGAAGCGCGGGCAGGGGTTTCATTTTTCCATGAGCGCCCTTAACGCTGATCCCCAGCTTCTTAAGAGCTTTGCTGGCTTCTGATGGCGGACCGGCCATGCGGGAGATAATGGCGCTCAGGCCTGTGCCTGCCTGCTCTCCCTGAATGCCGGCGTCGCCAAGCTTGCCGATCATGGCCGCCACGTCCTGGAAGCTCTGACCGGCATTGGCCGCGGCAGGCCCCACATACTTGAAAGAGTTGCCGAGAGATTCCAGCGTCGTGTTTGACCGGGTAAACGTTTTGGCCAGGACGTCAGAAACGTACCCCATCTGCTCGGCCTTAAAACCGAAACCCGTTAAAATATTGGAAGCGACGTCAGCTGTCTGGCCAAGGTCCATTGCGCCGGCGGACGCGAGGGAGAGCATGCCCGGCATGGCAGCCATAGTCTGATGAGCGTTGAAGCCGGCCATGGACAGATACGTCATACCTTCCGCGGCCTCTTTGGCGCTCCAGACGGTGGTCGCGCCAAGTTCCCGTGCCTGTGCGCTCATGGCCGCCAGGTCCTGCGTACTGGCCCCAGATATAGCCCTGACCTTCGACATGGATTCTTCAAAACCGATGCCGACTTTGAGAGGCTGCGCCAGAGCCATGGCGCTCATGGCCGTGCCCACGGCCCTTCCGTAGAACTCCGCACGCTTTGCAGACGCCTCTTGCAGAGTATTCTGTACCCGCAGCTTGGCATTGTACCTTTCGAGAGCTGCGGAGGCCTGGTCATGGCTTGCCCTGAGAGTTTTGGCCGTCGCGCCGTACTCTCTCGCAGAAGCCATAGCCTCCCTGTACTGGCGGGACACCTGGGTAAGGGCACGCGTCAGCCTTGCATCCCCTGGATTAGCCTTAAGCTGGCTTACCAGGGCATCCCGCTTGCTCTGAAGCTCCATGGCGCGGGACATGACGCGCTGCTGCTTCGTGGCCGCGGCCATCGCGGCGCGGGTTTTCTCGATAGAGTTTCCCACGGCCCCGAAGGCCTTTGCCACGGACGAACTGAGCGTAGCCCCGATTGCGAATCCAATTCCTATGGTTCTAGCCATAGCGCTGCTCCCCTGCCAGGCGTGCGTTCACACGCTCTGCGGCTTCCAGCCATTCAGACACACCATCAGCCGGCAGCCGCCGCACATCGGAAAGAGGCATTCCTGCCAACCTCCCGAGCACGACAGCTGCCTCCATAAGGCTATCCCTGGACGGGATTGCGAAATCGGGCAACCATGTCATCAAGCGCATCGAAGTCCTGCAGATCAAGGAGACGAAGATCCTCGATGTTCAGGCCGCACAGGCGCGCAGCCAGCCGGGCAGAACGAAGAATGACATCACCCCCGTCCGAAGGAAGGTCGAGGATGTCACCCACGGTGGGACGCCGGACTTCGAGATGGTCGAGCTTCTTACCGTCTGCAAGAATGACGGGATGATTGAGCTTCAGAATTTCATGCTCAGACATTTTTATTCTCCTACTTTACCCTACATGCCAAGATTATTTCTCACGGAGGAGAGCACGTCCGTTCCATTAACGAAACAAATCATGTTGAGCTTGTCGACTTCGACACGCTCGTTGCCTCCAATCCAGATTTTAATATATTCGCATTCAAATTCCGTCTCGGGTTCCATCTTCTTTCCTGCCTCCATCTTTCCAAGGCCGATGGTCTTAGGCATACCCCTGACGACGATTTTTACAGCCCTGTCCACAAACTGATGCGTGGCCGCATCGAGGTCCTGAAGGTTCCCGCGAATGTCGAGGTGATGCCCTTCAGGCGACATGAGGGCCAGCAGGTCAGTCGTGACGGTATTCCAGGTGAGCTTGAGGGACATGGACTTAAAGTGCCCCTTGACGGGCATGGACAGCTCACCACCAATGCCGAGACCGCTGACGTCTTCGGTCATATATTCAAAACTGGGAAGTTCCACCGTGGCCAGACCAAGCTGGGAAGCCCCCTCGAGATAAACGCGGGCGTTGGTGAGAACCGTAGGGATTGGCGTAGTCGCCGCGAGATATTCAGACATTTTTAGTCTCCTTATCGAATGCGCCGTAAAACCCCGCCCTTCAGGGCTGGGGATATAAGGCGCGTCCGCCGAATTTGCGTAAGCAATTGAAGGCGGACAATTCTCTAACTGTTG